GTAGCAGAGAAATAACCAGGAGGCCAAGCACAAAGGAAGTGTGCAGCGAAATCATCACCTACAGACTTAAAAAGGAAAGTCAACCCACCACCAGAAACTATGGTATAAAGGGCTTCACCCTCACCAGGACCATTTCTAGTATTAATAAACGATTGGGATTTGTAAAAAGGAATTTCAGCTTCAACTAAAGGGTTAACTGTAGCAGAAACAGAAGTACCTATATACTGTTCCCCAAAGCTATTAAGCATATTCAAAGAGCCTGCCAAACCATAAACGTTCTTTCTAAGTAAAAATTTGTGCCTAATAGATCCAGATCTAAAAGCAAAGGGTAAATTGAGCATCTCTATACCAATAGCATACGTACTAGAGTTAGCTATCAAATTGTAAACTTGAACATTGTTATCTGATTGTATAGCCTTATAGGGATAATATTTGTGAAGCATTTCCTTCAAATGAGTATGACTCTCTCCAAATATAATATTTTGGGGAACATAAGATTTAATGGATGGATGCAAAGGGGGAAAGGGCTTAGCAAAATCTGCTCTTGGATTACTTTCTGGGATAAAGATATAACGCCTCTCTTTTTGACCATAAAATCTAATATCATCTGCAGCAGCACGATAAAGGTTGACCCAGATTGGATTATCCAAGCTCGGATCTGGTTGGGACCAACCAATAACACGCATGTTCAATGTCCATGGACTAGTGTCATTGACGCGCCAAGCTATGTCCTCTTCAGGATAAGGTAGAGTTACACTGTACTCTGTGTCGCCAGTAACATCAATAACCTGATGATAACACTGCATCCAATCTTCTTGAAAGCCCCTAGCCAACCAAACAACTATGCGTGCCGTTTGCATAACAGATGCTGTAAAATATACTTTGACCTTAATAGAACCCGAGTAATGGGTGAAATTGTTGGCAACAAAATCAAAAAAACCCATGTAAGGTTCAGTAGCGGCATTCTGTCCCTGCACACTGAAAACATTAAAAGCCCAGGTATCACCCTTGTTGAGCTTAATTTGTTCAAACAGTTTTGGAGTACCTGCAAGCGCAACTAAGTTCATCTCATCATAGGTAACACCACCAATATTAGGGGCACAACTGACACGGTTCTCAGGATCCATGGCAAGTTTCATGGTCAAATCTAAGCCTTTGCCATTAGCCATATCAGAAAACGGATTTACCTTCATGACTTGCGTAGTGGCCAAAGTGGTAGGCTTGGATAAACCTAAAGCTTTAGCTACTGATGCCATTGGTTTAGCCACGCTCCTGAATTGACTGGCATAAGAACCAACAAAAGGTACATTCTCAACATAAGATGCAAGTGTGTCCATCCTTTCAAGAGCTGAGCTAACGATACCACTTTTGCTTTTAACCACAGCCTCTTGTTTAGATTGCGGGACAAAATTAGATGGTAAAAATAACTCAGCATCAATAAATTGAGCTGTAACAAAAACTTGAGCTTCAGGAATGGAAGAAGTGCACGATATTAACGGATTAAAAACCTTAAGGTAAAAAGTACCTATAGGTGAAGGTCCATTTTCTATATCAAGCGCTCTCCTAGAGTAAATAAAAGTGACATCAAATACACCAGTCTCACTAGCTGAAGCCGATATCAAAATATGAGGGTCTCCAGAATGTCTTTGAAGTGTAGATTGTTCCGCATTAATGTATGGATCACCAAATGGCGAAGGCTTAAAAAATAAGGCCAATTTACCATAGCAAAATTTGTTACAAACAACCCTAACTGATATTCTCATTCCTCCTCTAAAATAAGAAAAATTCTTAATCTTCTCATTGATAAAGG